ATGAAAAATATACTTAGTTTGTTAAAAATATTAAAAGATCAGCGGATTCTGTATTGATATAAAAAGTGAATTTGTTGACGCCATAAACATCGCCATACTTGTTGTCGTATTGTCAATGCCACCCGTCAGGTTGTAGGAGAGGGATCCAGGCATTCTATGTATAAGTGTATAGGGCTGATCATAATGACCCACGATATTACAGCCGGTAAAGGTCATGCGAATCGGTTGGTTAAAAAAGTTAGAGTTGCCAGTAAGGAATCCTGTCGCCACCAGATATGAGTGATTTACAATGTTAGGCACAGGATTATGGTCATATTGTAGCAGTGTGCTGAATGTAAAGACGGTTGTCGCGCAGATTAGGCTCATTTCATTGAAAAGGAAGGTAGGATATACATCAATCGTAATAAGAGAGGTTGATGTGATATAGTTTGAATAATTGCCAAAGTTAATTGTGGCACTTGAAAAATTCATGTCTTGTGCAATGGCTTCAAACTCCTGTGCGCCATTGTTTCCCGAATAGGTGATTGATGAGTGATAGAATGTGCTCAAGAAGGCAAGGTTTTGTAGGGATGAGATCGTTACATGACTGTTGTAAACAACTAGAGTGCCCGCCCTGTCTACCGATATATTTCTCATAAGGCCATCGGTTGAGCTCAGAAGAGTTTGTGTGCTCACATAGCCAAGAGTTCCGAGGCCTTGAACAGTGCTTGCGGAATTAGTTAAAAGGCTGATTCTAGCACCCGTAAATGTGCTGGTGAGTGCAGCTGTGCTGATATAACCGGATCTACCGAGGCCTCTCACCGTGCTTTGGAGTTGCTGGGAGCTGATGTAGCCATATGCGGCTAGGCCGTCGAATGAACTGATCAAACTTAAGCTACTGACATAACCGATGAACCCAAGTCCATCTACAGTGCTTATAATAGGGGTTGAAATGTCAAATACATTTGATAGTGTCGCGGTCAAGTTTGCAGCACTGATATACCCTGCTGTTCCAAGGCCGTCTAGAGTGCTACGAATCGTCCTGTTTAGTGTCGCTGTGCTGACATAGGATGCTGCACCAAGACCATTTACTGTGCTATAGAGCTGGGGTCCCGTGATACTACCAGGAATTCCACCAAGGCCAATACTTGTGGAAATCGTGCTGAGGCCTGTGCCGTTTATAGAGGAAATGGTGTTGAGCTGCGTGGAAAAACTGTAGATTGTTGATGGAAGATAGCCGACTCCTGCCTTCACAAGGCCTGAATAGGTGGAGAGATTTGTGAAGGCATCTTGCCATTGGAGTCCGCCGATTCCATCCGTCGCCAGAATATATTGTGTGCTGACTGGGAGATTTGTATTTGAATCGATAGCGAAGAGACTCCGGAAGATAAGTAAGTCTGTGTCAAAGGATCGTCCAATCCAAGCGGGATCCATACTATTGAGAAGGTATACTTTGCTTTTCACCGTCGTGACTATTAGTTAAGGAAGCTTTAGCTTCCTTAACTAATATGTCCTACGACGTTTATGGTGTCAGGCCTCACAATTAAGGAAGCTCTTTGAGCTTCCTTAATTTTGAGCGACACCGGTCAGTCTAAAGCTCAAAATGGAAGGTTAGAATAGTATGACAGCGGGTGGCGGTCTTTTACAGCTTGTCGCTCAAGGAAAACAGGATGTTTTTATAACAGGAAATCCCCAAATCACATGGTTTAAAATGGTCTATCGCCGCTATACAAACTTTGCAGTTGAAGCCCAGTCAATGTATTTTGACGGAACCCCAGATTTTGGAAAGAGACTGAGTTGCCTTGTGCCTCGTCGCGCCGACTTGCTCGGTCCCATTATTCTTGAGGTTACATTACCTGCCCTCACCCTTACGGACGGAACACCTGTCTCCTATTGCAACAGTATTGGCCACGCCCTCATTGAAGAGATATCATTGGAGATCGGTGAGCAACTCATAGATAAGCAGACGGGTGAATGGATGGAGATCTGGTCAAACTTGACGACAACGTCAGCGCAAAAGAATGGATTCTATGATATGATTGGAAAAGTGGATGCCTATACGACACCGGATCTGAATGGTCCTCTGAAGCTGTATATCCCTCTCCGTTTCTGGTTCAATAAGAACCCTGGGCTGTATCTCCCTTTGCTCGCGCTCCAGTATCACCCTGTTCGTATCAATATCAAGCTCCGCCCTCTTCAGCAGCTCTTTTATGGGCAGCAGCTTGTTGAGAACTGCAACACAACACAGGTGAACAATGCTACGATCACTGATATGATGTTATGGGGTGACTACGTGTTCCTCGACGTGGAGGAGCGTCGTCGGTTCGTCAGCAGCACACACGAGTATCTGATTGAGCAGGTTCAATATACACAGAAGCTGTCCATTCCTACAGGAAATACATTGGCAAATATGCGCCTGGAGTTCAATCATCCGTGCCGCGAGTTTATCTGGATTGTGCAGCGCGACGTGATGCAGGCGTATCACGAATGGTTCAACTTCAGCAGCTTAGCGACGAGTGAAATCGGTATTCGCCAGGATTTGCTGGCAACTGGCCTCATCCAGCTGGATGGCCAGGACCGTTTTGATCAGCGCGATGCTGGTTACTTCCGTCTCGTGCAGGCATGGCAGCACCACACCGTCATTCCTAACGACGATTTCATCTACCTGTATTCATTCGCATTGAGACCTGAAGACATGCAGCCGAGTGGCAGCATGAATGCGTCGCGCATTGATAATATCACACTGGTTGCTGGCCTTGTGCCTGATACGAGGCTATCACCTGCGAGGGGCAATGCCACTCTTCGCGTCTATGCAACAAATCACAATGTGCTCCGAATTGTGAACGGATTCGGTGGCCTCGTGTTTACTATATAAAGATCTTTAGTGATAGAACTTATAACGTCAATGACATCTTCATATGATCAATATGCCAACTTTGTTGGGGAAATCTGCGCACTTAATGATCTCAGTTTCTTTAAGGCGCACAAGGACTTTGTCTATATGTTAGAACATGTGACACCTGACCAGGGACAAGAATACTTAGATGTGATTCTACGAGTAACACATTTAAGTGAAAAGGATATTAAGGAGTTCTGTGAACTAAATGACTCACTGGGCAGACCTCGCACAGGCACATATTCATTTGGGACTGTATCCCCAACAAATCTCAGATATATTTTCCAGGCACATCTGATCTTAACCCATATTTATAATCATAGTCTGAAAAATCCAGATATTGTTGAACTGGGAGGAGGCTATGGAGGCCTATGCCTTGCGATCCACTTCTTTGCCCCCAGATATCTGGATACAAACTTCACCTATTCAATCATTGATCTGCCGAACATCATCAATCTACAGGAGAAATATCTTGCAAAGGTTAGCCCAGGACTCAAGGTCAGCTTTTATCCATCCACTAAGTTTGGTGCAGAGGTCCCTCTACAGAACGCCTTTTTGATCAGCAATTACTGCTTCAGTGAGATTTGTCTAGAATACCAAAAGGAGTATATCAAGACCCTCTTTCCAAAGGTGTCTCACGGGTTTATGGTGTGGAATGCAATACCGCTTTACAATTTTGGGTTTCCAGTTGTTGAGGTAGATGAATACCCGTGCACCGCTGAGAATCCGAAGAATAAGTATGTCTATTTTTGACTTTTTAAACAGAAGATAGTATAGGGAATGCAAGCATTACAAAGTGCTGCTGCTGCCGCTATACCAAAGACAAGCCTTGCAGGCGCAGCAACAAGCCTTATTCCAACAAGCCTTGCAGGCGCAGCAACAAGCCTAACAGGCGCAGCAACAACACCTAGTATTATACCCAAGATTCCGGTTTGGCTATATCGCCTAGTGGCCGCTTTTCCCATTACAGGAATGGCGGGCGTTGATCATTATTTACTTGGATCTCAACAGACAGCTTTCGCAAAGTTTCTTGTCAATCTTTTAACGTTTGGATCATGGTATGTCTATGATATTCTACAAAGTTTGGACGCAGATAAAGTATCTGATAGAGGGCTTGATTTTCCCTTTTACGGAGGAGGAGCTGTAGGAA